CAGTACCGTTAACGCGTAGTTTAGTTCCTTTACCTATTGCTGTGTTTGTTGCGCCTGCATCGTCATGATTAATAGGCTTTTCTTTAGGTTCGTTTATATCGATTGAGTATGAATCATATCGTGCACCAGTTGCTGGCAATGCACCAAATGATATCTGATAACCGTTGTTTAGTTGTCCTATGTCTGCAATGTGCAAACTCTCTGAAAGATTACGAAAGTCTATACCTTCTGCTCTTACATTTTCCTCGTCAATATCACCAGAACCCAATGAACCTTCTAATGCGTTCATATTTGCATTCATCTCAGCTGAATCTGTTACTGCATTCTCTGGATAAAACGTTTTTAGTTTAACTTCTGCCATCTTCTTCTCCTATCTGTAAAAGTTATGTAAATATAACTGGCCACCCCAGTAGCAAATAACTACTTGGTCATTACCTTCATTTAAACGGGCTGGTAGCCTCATTCTTATTTCGACTGTGTTTGTACCTTTACTAACAGGAATCATTGCTGACATGTTTGAAGTAAAGAATGGTTGTGCTATAGCAGGTCCATAATATACAATAACACCATTAACTAGTATTTGAAATTGTACACGTTTCCGTGCAACTAGTGTTGTTGTAAATGCTTTATAATACGACCAATACTGAGGCATGTATGTATTGACCTTGAATGTACAATGAAGCATTCCTTCTTCACACTCAATGGATTTACTTTCTATAGCATTGAATGTATCACCTTCATTAATCGGGTCTTGTTGATACACATAGCCACGAATCCTGTTACCTCTTGTGTTGTTATCAGTAATCGTACCATTTCCATAATTACTGTCTTGATACGTATCAGCAAAAGGTATATGAAAGTTAGTTGTTCCTAGTTCAGCTCTACCTATTGATTCATTATTAACTGATGCAGCACCAACTGATGAAGCAGGTAGATTATCTCTATCCATGCCACCATTTACAACTGATGTGTAGTTAGAGAAAGCCATGTCGACCTGTCTACTTTCAACAATAGTTTTTTCTTCTATTTGTGTTTTTGTCCAACGATATCCCATTATGTTTTACCTCGTATAGTTTTCTTTCCGTCAACCTGGTATTCAACTGAATAGCCGATAAACTCTAAAGGAGATTGGGTATTTAATTCAAATGCTAACTCTGAAACTGCGCCTGCCGTAGATACATCGTACCTTATTTGTGTCAAAAGTTTATCTTGCCAGAAAGCTACGTCCCATACATAAGCTACATCATCATAAACCGGTTGGTCTTTATGGTCTGCTCTTTGCATTTTCATATCAGTTGCGAGATAAGCATCACCCCAGTCTCTATCTTTATAAACTGTCATTCCAACGTCATTATCACCACGTGTTAAAACATAGAGGTAGATATACTTTGGATACTTTTTAAGTTGTGGCATACCCATGTCTAACCATGCACTTCTAAATAAAGAACTTGGAATCGGTCCGTTTTTAATGTTTGTGCTTACACCTGTAAATACATAGCCTTCTTGTCTTAATCCACTGACTACAAATATTCCACCTTTAGCAGGTGATTCACCAGGTGAGGAAGGTGCACCTGTATAAACATTGTTTAAGTCATAACCACCAATTATGTTTCCGTCTTTATCTGTTGTTGCACATTTAAAAGGAAAGCCACTTCTTTCTGACCAGGTTGCTGCATCTACGTGATAGACTAATCCTAAGTTTAAGAATGTTTGGCCATCAATACACATGTAATAATGTAATTCTCTTTCACGTTGACTGTATACGCCGATTGCAGCAGGTAGTTTGTCTCTACTTGCACGTTCAAAGTATTCTTGCAGACCTTGCGATATTTTAGATAATTTTAAGTCAGCTCCACCATCTAGTCCACCTTTGATGAGATAAACACCATCTTGTGACATGAATGATAAACCTAAGTTTGGAATAGGGACGATGGTGTGAGGTGACAGTGTTCCAACCCCTTGAATGAACGGAACCAAATTAAGTCCATTAACACTGTCACCTCTTATCAGGTCTATCGCATTTTCTCTAAACACCAATAGAGAATTATAATATGGCGCTAAACCTGTAATGTCCCCACCCTCACGGGTTCCCACTTCAAAATAGCTTTGTGCTGAAAAAGTGTCTGGCTGTAGAGGTTGCGAATAATAGATTCGCGTGGGGTCCATCTCACCACCGTCGATAAATAAAACATTCTTAAACGTTGCACTAAATCTGCATGCTGGTGATGGCATAAGTACAGACGTTGTAGCTAGTGGTGCTTCTGCACCTAATTCTGTATCAGCTGTAAAGTCTGTGAATGTCTCATCTGCATTGTTGTTTAATTGTGCTGCAAAGAAAAAAGTGTTTGAATCGTTTTTTGTTCTGTATATTCGTCTAGCCAGTGTGCCATTTGGCCCCTTTGGTATGTCAAGTATAAGTCCAGTTGTAGGAACGCCTGTGGCTGAACCTCTTGTAGTTGTTGCTGATGTAATACGAACTTCATTTGATGCTTGACTAAGTGGTGACTCAGAACCTGCTTCATTAACAAAACTTACTTTGTATCTGTATCTTACAGACTCAGCATCAGTAGCAGAACTTACACCACGAAATGTTGTGTCTGCACCGGACCATATTTGGTCATTAAAGTTTTCATCTGTACTATCTAAAAAAGTTTGTGGTGCAGAGTCTGGTGCTCCTACACTCCGGATAGTCGGCGTTCCAGGTTGTTGTCGCCATCCTAAGTCATATATTGATGCACTGTTTTTAGAACCTTTAAACTTAAGTGGTCCATCTAATCCGTTTGTAATAATACAATAGCGACCATAAGGTTCATAACTTGTGTGAGGTTGTGTTGGACTAGGTGTTTGTCTGCTTGTTTTAAGTGTCACTAATTCGTTACCACTACCTGGTGTTGATGGGTCAAGTACAAATAGTTTCCCATTTGTTTCATATAAGAATGATTGACGTGCACCGTTATGTTGTTGAAAACAATAGATACTATCAACTTCTCTTTGTAGTGCTGCAGTGAAAGGACCGAAACCAGTTTGATTACTAAAAAACTTTTCAAAACCTAGATTATTAGTCCATGCTCGTGTTTTAGAATCATACTTCCAATTAACTAATCTATTGGCACTTTCATTAGGAGCAGGTATACCGATGTATAAACCACCTTGTGGTAATACTTCTAATTTTTGATTTGTTTTCATTTAGCTTCCGTCCTTACCTAGCGTTCTCGTTAAAGTTCTGTAGGGTACTAGTCGCATTGGCCCGGATTTAAAACCTTCTTTAATGTAAAGTGCCGAACGCTGTGTTAAGTGTCTTTCTTCTATCTTCTGCATTTCTTTATCAGCTTTCTTTTCGTAATACACCGCCTGTGTATCTTCACCATGCTTAAACAACGCCTCTTGAAGTGACCGATAAACGATATATCGATGACAATCTATAGGACATGTTGGCTGGTCATAATCATCTACCAATTCAGTTGGATAAGCTATGTAACGAATGTTTATTGGCGTTTGGACAGTTGGTCGTGGATGTAACCGAATGCGCATCCTTGATATAACTGGTTGGTTAAAGCGAGGAATCATTCTAAGCTTATCTGTGGAACTAATCTCAATTAGTGTTTGTGGCCAATTAAGTTGTACATCATAGTCATCTTGTCTAAGATAAGAGATACCATCAGTTGCTTGAAGTACTGTATAATCAATCATGCCTAAGTCACGAAGAAAGTCTTCTTCAAAAGCTACTGCATCGTAGCCATCGATAGATTTAAGACGGACAAAAAATCTCTTACGAAGTCCGTGAAAGCCAAATTGTCTGGTGTCCATGGTATTGAAACGAGGTGCCTGATTTGCTTCAGTTATTTTTAATTCAAAGGCGTTTGATAATTCACCATGAATGTTGTGATACTCATAAGCCATGTGGAATTCATATGTTCCGACTGGCCATCCTGGTGATACTGTATAAGTGTCTACTTTAAAATCTTTACCTGCACGAGGCACGAAATGTGTTAGGTCTTGATAACCTGCAGGTGCTTTGTCAAATACGACAAATTGTGTTGGTGTGCCTGTAATGTCAAAACGATAGTTTAACTCTTCTTCTTTGACGCGTGTGCAATTGTACATGTGACCTAAGGAATTACCTTGTCCTGCACCGGTCTCTGCTGTGTTTCTAATACCTACAGAAAGTACTTGAGCACAGTCTTGGGGTAGATTTAGGTATCTTTGAAAAGCGTTTCCTGTAACCGTCTGTGTGGCTCCACCTGTACCATACCAGTTTACCTTTTCAAAGTTATTGCTTTGCTTACTAACAAAGACTTCATTTGTACCTTTATCAATTTTATCGATAATATAGATACCGTTGTTTTCTGCTGAGGTGGCATTTGTAATTTCTACATAGTCACCTTCATGATTACCTTGTCCAAAACGAAAGTCTTGTCCAATTCCTGTTGTGTTATTAACACCTTCAATAGCAGATTGAAAGAATCCATTAGCGTTTTTAGGAATAAGACGTAAGTCAGACTGAGTTGTATCAGGATTTGTATAGACATTTAATGTTTGTTGAGCCCATGTCCAGGGTTGTGTCATGTAGAAGTTCAGATAAACCTCGTTAATGATACGATTTATTTCTTTGTTATATTGTGGAACATCTGGATTATAGTCCAATATGTTTGCCACCATGTCGCGCATTTCTTTTAGGTTCATCTCTACTCCCGCCTAATAAAAAGGCCCGCCCGGAAGGGCGGGCCAATATCAATTATCTAACTAATAACTAGCCGATTACCAACTCTTAAGTACGAATACTCTAGAGGAGTTATCTCCAGTTTGAGCTTCCATAGCGATAGCAACCACGTGAGGTGACTGAGCAACAGCACCTGTAGTAGTACCAGTTCCGTCACCAAGGTCAGTTCTAAAAGAATCGACTTTGACAAGTTTCCCGTCAGTACTCATGGTTAAGCGGTCACCAGCAGCGATATTAACAACATCACCTTTGGTAAGAGCTTTTTCAACAATACCGCGAAGAACGATATCGATGAAATCACCGCTAGCAGCATCTTGAGGAGTTTTAGTTCCTGCAATAACTGCTGCTTCGTCCATTGAATTGTAACCTTGATATACCCCAACTGGAACATAATCAGTGCCATCAGCTTCAGCAACACACAAGCCACGAAGACCATTGGATGTTTGACTGACGTCTAATGAAACAGTTGCTCCAGCTGTAATAGCTTCGGTTGCACGAAACTTTTCAATCTGTTGTCTGTTAGATACCGCATTAGAATCTTCTCCGACTCCGGTTTCATCTGATGCGAATAATTTTTGAATTAATGTATTTGTAGCCATAATATCCCCCTATTAACTTGCAGCTGTTTCGCCATCACAAAGAATACCTTGAGATGCCATATGTTCGAAATAAACCTGAAGTCTAGTGTAGATGTTAGCAGAACGTGAAGCATAACCGCTTACTGATTCGAAATCGTCCATCTCAAATTGAGCTGCACTATCAAAACCAATCTTCATATAACGAGTATTTAAGAAGTAAGCTGAAATAATTTCTTTACCAACTGGAGTTCCAGCAGGATTCTGTACATCTGACCCAAGGAAAGGAGAAGGAGTAACCATTGCACCATTAAATGCAAGAGCCAAACGTCCACCGTCAAGTACTTTTTCATCGATAAAACGTTCTTGGTTGAACAAGATGCTTTTGTAAGCCTTGTAAAACTGTGGAGAACATAGAATCAAATCTGGAGCACTTCCGTCAGGAGTGTTTAATTGACAGTCAATATATAATTCTGTCATCTGTTCTACAGACAATGCGTTAGCTGAGTCCATAAATTGGTTGTTCAAACGTGGGAAGGTAGCCTTAGAAAGTCCACCAACGTTTGTTCCAGCTGTTTGAGAACCGAATGCCAAGTTATCGAAAAATCCTGCTGTAGAGTTTCCACCAGAACCAGCCCCACCATCTGCGGTTGAAAGACCGTTGAATGTGTTAAGGTTAGTTAAGATAGTAGAAGCATTAACAAGAATTTGTTTTTCAACTTCTCGTTTAAGTGCACCCATAACTGATTTCATACGAGCTTCAGCGATATCGATGATTGCTCTTTCACCTTTATTACTTAGTTCTTCAGAACGAGTAACAACGATTGGAGCAACAAAGTCACACCAGTTGAATTCAGCTTGACGCAAAGCATCTTTTACTGCAAGGTTAACGGGCTCATATCCTGAGTCCAATTGTGTTATTGAAGAATGTTCTTCGAGTATAAGTGGTACATTTAATTTCTGTCCACCGTCGTATGTAATTACTCCACCACGTTCACGCATCTTGTCCAAAAGGGGTGTAGCTTGATAAAGCTGGTCAACCTCTTCGTCTAAAAGAATACGGAGAGTTGATGAAAGTACATCATTACTAATAGCCATAATTTCCTCCGCTATTTAATTTAATTATCTGGTTCATTATAATCTGAAACCTTTGTTTTGTGAATTACCTATTGCATCTTGGATTATCCATAGAAGGGTCCCAAAAGCTTGTCCTCTCTGATGCGTGAAAGGGGCTTGTCAATAAATACGGTTTTTTTTCCTTTTTATCCCGCTTTATTATTTTTGAGCCATGCATATATCTCATGACCTTTCTTTAAATGCTTAGGAACTTGCTTCAGGTCTCTTGATGAGCTGCCTTGTGACAATTTTAATCCTACATCACGCATTCTGTTGGTTCGTTCCGCCAACTCTTTCTCTAATTGTCTGTTCTTTTCAGTCAATGTACGACCTTTTACAATATTGTAAGCATCTTCTAGTGAAATGTTTGCATTAGACTGCAACAATTTAGCAACATCTTCTTTATAGTCCATTAAGTCAGGATTATCTGCCTTAAATTTATCTAACTGTGCACGACGTGTCATTCGCACTTGCTCATCTCGCATCGGTTGCATCATTTCCTGCAATCGCTTAGCGACCTCTTGTTGTATCCTAGTCTCGAAAGACTGTGTATCATAAGGGTCAAGTTCTACAGTTTCACTGTTTGCAACCTCGTCTATCTTAGATGCCTCTGCGCCTTTGATAAGAGATGCTTGCAATGCTTCCAGTTCTTTACGTTGATTAGCTAAGTCTTGCGTCTTACGTGTGTAATCAGCACGAATATTTGATAGCAGGTTTTTGGCATCATCAGGAAGAGCACCGATAACTCGGTTATAATCTATTCCTTTGTGTCCACCTTCATCAAGGGCTTCGTTATCTGTAAGGTTATCAATAGACACTTCTGTCTTAAAATTAACCTCACCATTCTTTGCTATATCTAACGCTTCACCAACACGGTCGCGTCCTTGATATGATTTTTTAGTGACTGATGTTTCTGTTTCTGTTGTTTCTACGTCAGTCCCAGCACTTTCTACTACACCTGCTGTGGGGTTGTTGACTTCTTCACTCATACTTTCTCCTGTTGTAAGTTATGCTCTCATTCGAGCCATGAATAGTTCTTCTTCATCCTCTTCGGGCATCGGCTTCATTGCCTTTGACATCATGTCTCCACCTTCTGTTTCCATTACAGGAACTCCAGCTTCGTCTTGAATATCACCCATACCTTGTGGTTTATTGAGGAACGCTTTAAATGATTTGTCCATTGCAGCCGAGTCGATTTTACCTGCTAACATCTTAAGGTCTTTATCGTCTTCAATACCTTCTAAGTCGAACATGTATTCTTCTAAGTCAGCATCACGTGCAGCAGCAGCTACCATCTCTAAGTTTCTAATAAACTCAGGTGGAAGTACTTCTACAGCAGCTTCGAATCGTGGATAAGTTGGTGCTTTAAATACACGGTTTGCTTGATTAAGAGCATCTACCAATCGGTTAAGTCCGTTTTTAGAGAACTCACCTCGTATTTCACGTCCCTCTTCCATTTCATCCATTTGCTTGGCTAAGCCCATGGCTTTATCAATCATCATTTTTTCATCTTGTAAGGCAGCTTTATCCATATCGTTGCCCATCATTTTCTCTTCCATTATCCTTCTCCTGTGTTAAGAATGGCTTGTAAGTTATTTGGTCCTGTAGGTTGCATCCCTTGTTGGAGTTCTACAACATCAGGTTGAACAGCTTGTCCACTTGCTTCTGCTTTAGCTGCGCTTATGTTTTGTGCTTCTTGCTTGGCCTTATTGGCTTCAGCTATAAATGATTCAGGTAGTCCTAAACTTCTTACCATTTCTGACAGAAGCACTGAATTAGGCACACCTAAACCTTGTAATGTCGGTATCGACTGTATAAACTCTCTCTTTCGTACCGATTCTGATAGAGGTGTCGATGCTTGGTCTTGTGCAAAGAACTGAAAGTTACCTCTCAGGTCTGAAGCACGTATTACTTCTTGACGATTATCTAAAACGATAACGTCTTTGGCATCATCTTCTTCCATATAAATTGCAATAATATTGATGTAAGCTGAGGCAACCAATTCTATTGTTGCATCTCTCTCACGTGCCAAGCGACCTACCTCTGACGAAGTATAAGCAGCAAGTGCAGCAATTTCTGTAGCAGACGAACGAGTCGACTCACCTCTTGTAAAAGGAGCAAGAATAGAACCTTTATCTTTATCTTTCTGGACTTGGTCATAATACACCTGTAATTCTGGAGGTGTTGGATTCTGTGGCATTGCTCGAATAGCACCTGCCAAGTCATCATCATCAACCTCAATAAAGAGACCATCAATACCACTAGTCACCTGTGCCATACTCTCTTCATCAAAAGTACCACGTTTCACAATGTATTGACGTGAGGCTTTACGAACTCCATTAGCTTGAAACGTTCTGATAAGATTTGTTTCATATATCTGGTCGTAAATACGTTTCATTGCACTGTAACCATTAATAGGTGAATCAGGCTTACGATTGAAGTAGAAAGGAATAATAGGTATAACTGGTTTGCCGTCTATGTCTCTGAAAGGTATCATTTCTTTATCTAAGAACTTATCACCCATCGCCCAGTTAGGAGTATAAAACATTATCTGGTCATTTACAAGGTCATAAAATTCGATTACCTCAATATACTGAAACATCTCATTAGTACCACCTAACTCTTCTTCATAATCATTATGCTCATACCGGTCAAAATATGACTTACGCCTAATAGGTGCATAATCTTTATTACCAAACTTCTCTTTCGCTTCATGCAGTGGCACAAAATAACGATGTCCAATGTAACGCATATCTTCATAACGCTTAGCATCTCTATCTAAGATAACATCCCAAGGATTAAGTGCCATGATATCCATACGTTTAAAGAGGTCTGGGTTATCAACAGGCATCATCTTCATGAATGACATAGGGTAAATTAAGGCCAGACGAGAAGCGTCTTCTATCGCTGCTCTGTGTCCTATTAAGAAATCATTAACGAGTTCTTGTGCTTTACGTGGGTTACCTGTACCGCGGATGTCTGATTTAACGATGACACCTGGGTTACGAGCAAAGAGTGATGCAATGTATGATTCAATGTAGCCGTAAGCGTCTGAGGTTTGGATGACGATTTGCATGTCGCTGTCTAGACGGTTGCGTTCCCAGAAATCTGTTTCGTAGGCGCACTTGTATTGAAACATTGTGTGTTCTTTGTCTTCCCAGTATCGGTCGTGGAATTCAACAATTGTTTTGATGTCTTTTGGTTTAATAGTATATGCCATTATTTTTGTCCTCTTCTTCTAAAAGGTATAGGTCCTCTGGCTTTAATGCGACGTGCTTTGGTCTTCATAATAAAATCTTCCATTAATTGTTCTCTAACTTCGTATAAACTCGGTGCTGGTTTTAACTTTGCACCCCACTGAGCTAAACAAAATGATATGACCATATCGTCGCACTGCCCTTTTGGATGCTTGGGTGCTCCACCCTCGTTTGTTATAGTGTTTCTTAACTCTGACCACAGTGTGCTCTCCAAGCAGGATATTTGACCATCGCATAGTAAAGAACGCACGTGGTCATAAATAGCCAATTTATTTTCCTTTCTTGTATTCCAGTCACCACCTTTTGCTGACTTATACAAATTTCTCATGCCAAACTCTCTACAACGATACAAGACTAAACTACCCGGTCCATTCGCCTCTATGATAGTATAAGGCTCATTAAACTCCCAGTAAACCTCCCATACCTTTTCAGCAAAATCTGCAGGTGATATAGTATTAGAACGAAAATGATACACAGGCTGCAACGTTGTCTTAGACACAATTGATATCGTACTATAATCATTACCTGTGCCTTGTGCCACATCGATACCCATACTAAAACTGTCACCCTTCAAGCCTTCACAATACCACTTATCAGGTCCACCTATATCCATAATGTCCATTTCATCTAAAATATCTGTAGGAAAGTAAACGTCTGAAGAGGTCATGAAAGCCTCATCCATTGTCGTTGGAAACTCTCGCTTAAACTTTTCTATACCCATGGTAGAGATTTGTGTTCTTCGCCAATACATCTGCTGCTTCTGTAAGTCCCACTCTTGCATGATACGTGTCTCAGGCTCTGTCATTGGAGGCACACCATTCTGACCAAACATTGACTTTTTCTTATAATTCTTGTGGCGATACCAAGGAAAGAAACAGACATGCCAACCATTACGCGGTGCAGCCATACATAATCTGTGGTAAGCATCACCTGGTCCATTGGTTGTTGTCTCTATAATGACTTGGCCTTCACCAACTGATGCAATTGTGTTTGCAAGGAGTTCATCTTGGTTATCAAAAAACGCAAATTCACTGATGTGAGCCGAAGCAAAAGTAAAAGAGCGAGTTGCTCCTCCCTTACCGCCACCGGTAAAGCTTCGCAGCTCAGCCTCTGTATCTGTGAATTGTAATGTTCTTGCACTTGACTTCTTAAGCTTTCGTTGGAGGGGCTTAGGGAGACTGAAGTAGAAGGACTTATCGATGGAGTGCAAGTGGTCTGCACTGTCTCGGGTGTATGAGATGATGGCGTGTCTGGTAGGTTGTGATTGGACATAGGTCCTCCATAAAAAATATGCTCTTAACAGAGTTGAACAACCTATCTGTCTAGCCTTGCACACCACAATACGTTTGTGTGTAAGTAGTGCTTCCAATAACTCTTCTTGTTCGTCATTCATAACAAAGGGCACAAGGGTATTGGTTTGTTTGTCAAACACTTTTAAAAACTTAAAGAAGTCACGTGGATTATCACGCAACCGCTGTAGTAACTCTTTTGGAATCTTCATCGACGTTGACTCCTTAACATTATGATTGCATCATATAA